TTATTCACAAAACAAATCTGGTTGCTGATGTTTCATTATACGTTTTCGTACACGATTAATAACTTTACGAATGCCTGATTCAGTCATGCCATACTTTTTAACTAAAAAGAACCAATTATTACCAGTAAAATCATTATAAATATCTAAATCTCGTTGAGCAATTTTATAATAAAAATCTTTAGGAAAAGAAATGACTTGACCAGCATAATGTTCAGCTAAGAAGTCAGCAACACTTGTTGAAATTTGTTCGCAAATTTCTGTATCAAGGTTGTAATTTTTGCATAGTGCACTCACGTTATCTTCAATGTCGCGCAAAAGCTCATGTCGTGCTATTTCCATTTGAGTGATCATCTTGTTTTTCCTAATTTATATAAACCAATAATATTAGAGATATGGTTCGCCAAATCTGCCAATAACTTAGAGCCTTTAACTTAAAGAATACCATTGTCAAATTTGGCGATATTCATTTTATTTACCTACTCGTTTTTGCCATTGTTTCAAATTTTCTAAAATCAAAGTGGCTTGTGAATTTGTCAGCTCATTCCACTGCATATCACCATTTAATGACCGCTTCACAAAGCTATTCAGTCCATGAGAAGAGCCATCATCAATCACGCTATCAGCGTGCATCTGTTTCCATACTGCCCACAGCTTACGTTGAATAGGCGAGAGAGATGATTTACTTCTCGGCAGCTGAATTTTAGCCCCTTTTGTCTGCAATAATTTTACTAATTTAATCAGATCTGAATAGCTTATATTTTTTGCAGAATTTTGGTAGAATTGTTGAGAAAGTAGGCTCCGATAAGTTTCATCATCCATTCCCAACTGTGTTTTTCCAATATGCACTAACTGCAACAGTTTATTTCGCATAACATCCCCTTAACATTGCTTTAATTTTCTGTAAATTGCTCAATGCCTTTAGCCTTTCAGCTTCTTCTTGTTCCACTGTTTTTGGCGGTGGTGGCGGTAGTTCTTTAATCTTGCGTTTAGGCATTGCATCAAGTAACTGTTTGGGATTAGGAAACCAATCACAAGTTTGTGCTAAATACATAAATGCCTCTTCAAATCGCCATTGGTCGAGTTCTTGCTCATAGTGCTTTTTATAAGTAAGCACACGTAACCACGTTTCTAAAGTTGCACTAATTGAATCTTCGGGAGGAGAGTTTTTTAAACGTAATATCAGCAACATTGCAACTCCTTTACCCAATGTTGCTTTCAACCATTGTTGATCCATTCTGCCACCTTATTCACTGCATTCACTGTTTTTGAACTCACAAGCGGTCGATTTTGCTCAGAATTATGCAAAACCACCGTAGTATTGGCAGGTTTGAAACTTGCAATAATCTCCAACAAATAACCGTGGGATTTCATCGGCAACTTCAACGTCTGCCGACTTGCCAACATCTGATTAATGGCATAAATCCAACTCTCTACGGGTGCAGGAAAATCACGCCCATCACGTTGAATTTTGCCAGCAGTAATCATTGGTGTAAGCTCATGTAAGATCGTTGCTACACGCTCAAAGGTCAGAGATTTTTTAGCCGGGCGAAATAACCCTAAATAGCCAATCAACGCCTTGCCAAGTTCACCATTTACCATTAACGCTGCATTAAGTGCATCGCTTGCTGCCTGATTTGCCACTAACGCATCTAACGAATGTACCGCACCACAGGCACTACATTTCACTTTCATTTTTATTCTCCAAATACAACAAAACCGCCCGAAGGCGGTTTTTTATTAAGTCATTTTCAAGCCTAATTTCATAATCAGGTTCTTGGCAGTAAATACATAGCATTGTGCTAAAGGTAGCTCATTTTCATCAATAGCTTTTTCTGCTTGCTCAAGCTGACGAACTGCCTGCTGTAATTGCATTTTTAATTGTTCTAATGAATCAATCATCTCACACGCTCCCGCTTGCCTTGCCAAGTATGACAATAATTTGCTCTAGTGCTACACCATTGCTTTTGTTTTTCAGTTGTCGCTAATTTCATTGCTTCACACCACAAATTATAGGCTTGTTGATAATTACCTAACTGCTCACAGCGTGCTGCAGCTTCCGCTTTTTCTTTATACATAAACTGACGTTCAGTTTTGGCGGAAGGTGTCATTTTCGCACCTCCTCATCATTCGGTTTAATCACAAACTCTTCCACACCTTCCCGAATAGAGATCCCCGAAATTGAACGAGCAATCTCAGGCTCTTTCAACATTGCTTCTTTGTCGAGTTCTTCTTTGGTACGGATAAAGCGAAACAATCCTAGTTTGCGTAAACTATCCAAAATGCTTTCAAGCCCTTTTGCTACTACTGCTGGTGGTTTCACTCGCCATTGTACCTCGCCCGTTGGAAAGTAAGCGGTTTTCTGTTTGCCGCCGTTGGTCAGCACGTCTCGACGACTTTCACAATAAGCCTGTACCGCCTTTTGCAACGGTTTCACTTTGTCTTTAAGTGCGGTCAATTTAGCTGTATATTTTTCATCAATCACCGCTTTCTCATCTGCTTGCAGGGTAGCAAGTCGTACCCGTTCACGCTCCAAATCACCGATTTCCTTAATTGCTAACGCTACATCATCAGCCGTTTGCAGGTTCAATTCGTGAACATCTGCCTTAATTCGTACTGCTTTCTTCGCCATTTTCTTTCTCCTTATCATAAAGTTTCGCTTCAATGCTTTTTTTGCCATTTTCATCTTCAACTAAGTCAAACTGTTCAATCCCATATATCAAGGCTGATACAATAACTTCTGGTGAATTGATTACTAGTTTTATAAAGTCATAGCAAAAATTAGCAAATGCTTCTTCATTAGCACGAGTGATACTTCCTAATACTTTTTTACACATTCATCACCACCTGTCCATTTACTTTAGGAATGCCTAAACTTTCCGCTAAATTCATTGCTGCAGTTAGTAAATTTCCTACAGCTAACGGATAAAGCAAACTTTGGCTCGTTTTGTTTCGTCCTACCGCACGCGACCTTACCCACCGGCAAATGTAAAAGTAGACGGTGTATTTGTTGATAAGATTGCAGACAGTTCAGCCTTTACACTTACATGGGCGCATCGCGATAGAGATATTCAAGCCGACCAGCTTATTTCACATACTGAAGACAGTACTGCACTAGGGAAAGGTGTCAGCTATAAAATTGATTTAATGGACGGTAATAACATAGTGCGGTCAATTACAGGTTGCGGTTCAACTATACAAAAATGATGAATTAGTTAAAGAGTACCTTTCAGAACAGTTCGGCGGTTGGGAAGAAAGTTTATGGCACGGACAACAAGTAACTGAAGCTATCGCTAAAGGCGTGAGCGAAATCCGATTTAAGGTAAATGTGATCGGGGCAATATCGAATAATGCGATTGCATTTAAAGATATTGTTTTACGAGTGGGAGGTTAATAACAAGAAGTAAATCATTAAGCACAAAAGCACGGGTAGCCAGTATGCTTGGCAGAGCATACTGACCTTATCACCCACAGACCTAACCTGTGAGCAATAACTATTGCTAGACCCGTGGTCTCAGCCAAGACAATGTGAGTTTAGCATAATTTTTTCACTATATGAAAAGGTCTTACAAAATATAAAAAAAGATTTAATCATTTATAAAAATGCACCATTACCATTTATTGGACAGAAACGTCAATTTTTGACTCATTATACGGAGATCCTAAATCAATATATTTCAGGTGATGGTCAAGGCTGGACAATTATTGATGCATTTGGTGGTTCAGGGCTGCTTAGCGATGTCGCTAAACGTATAAAGCCAGCTGCTCGAGTAATCTATAACGACTTTGATAATTATGCAGAACGGTTACTCCATATTGATGAAATAAATGAATTACGACTAAAGATTTCTGATACTATAGGAAATACAATACCCAAAAACAAAAAACTTACGCCAGATGTAAAGTCAAAAGCCATTAATGTAATCCAGTCCTTTCAAGGATATAAAGATTTAAACTGCTTAGCGAGTTGGTTATTATTTAGTGGAAATCAAGTAGGCTCATTAGAAGACTTATTTAATAAGGATTTTTGGCATTGTGTTCGTCAGTCTGATTATCCACGTGCAGATGGCTATTTAGATGGGATTGAGATTATTCAAGAATCATTTCATCAACTATTACCTAAATTCAGAGATGAACCGAATACTCTCTTTGTACTTGATCCACCATACCTGTGTACTAGACAAGAGAGCTACAGACAAGCGAGTTATTTTGATTTGATTGGCTTTTTACGATTGATTCATTTAACTCGACCGCCTTATATCTTTTTTAGTTCGAGTAAATCGGAGTTTGTACGATTTATTGATGCTATGGTAGAAGATAAATGGGATAACTGGCAGGCTTTTGAAAATTACGGCAAAATTTCCATTAATACTTCAGCAAGTTATTCAGGTAAGTATGAAGATAATATGGTGTTTAAGTTTTAA